AGTGCTGAAGCCATGATGTGGTATTATTATATTACTTATAAAATAATGAGAGTTCGTCTCAGAAGAAGTCCGAATCCTGAGAAGAAATTTAGAATTACGTTTGTTGATGGTGGGTCAAAGGTTGATTTCGGTGGTAGGGGGTATTCGGATTTTACTAAGCATAAAGATGTTTCGCGTATGCGTCGATACCTTGCCAGGCATGGACGAATGGGTGAAACATGGACAAAAAGTGGGGTAAAAACCGCTGGATTTTGGTCCAGATGGTTACTGTGGTCTAAACCATCGTTAGAGGAAGCTAAAAAATTTATATCGAAACGTTTCGGGTTAGTATTCGTTTAATGTAGCTTTCATAGATTCTATGTAATCTAACGTTCGTTCGTATGATGATACACTTTCATTATATTCAACGGTCGTTTTATTTTTATAAAAGTTTGCTAGTTCGATAGCCTCTTCGGCGTCTGCCTGATATTTTTTCATTTGCACGATAGCGTCGTCTATCAATTTTACGTATCGTTCACTTGTATTAAAGTCCGTTTCAGGTTTTTTTATGTACTCGGCCGCATCTAATATTTTTAGGTTTAGCTCGTTTATTTTATCGTTCGAATAAATCACTTTTAGTGCATTTTGTTCGGATACTTTAGCGTATACTTGTGCATTATTCTTTGATTTGACGGACATATTAGCATACTTAACTGCATTCGCGAGAGTGCGTGTTGAATCAGCTTCTATCTCGTTCATTCTGGTATAGTATAATATATTAAGCTACGGTGGTTATCGACGTTTTATTCGCTTTTTCTTTCAAACCTCTCCGTTTCATGTTAGCTTTTATCTGATTCATCAAAGCTGCGCTCGGCTTCTTGGGTGGAGGAGGGGGTGGTTTCTTGGGCATCTCAAATATAGTTTGAGGTTTCGTGAATACAGTTCCTTTATTGGTAGACCTGATCATTATGGGTGTCTTGTATTTAGTGAGTACGTTCAGAACACCTTTACACATTTTGATAGTCTTTTTAGTTTCTCGAATCTTGTTCTTAAACAATCCATCGTCGAGTTTTTCCATTTCTTTCTTGAGCGCTTTATCTGTTTTATCTACACGTTTACCCTTTACATTTTTAGTCAAACGTAAACCCTTTTTACGTGCTTTATCCCTGATGACAGACACCATTTATATATACTCACATTTAAAAAAAGTTATCGGTTCTATATAATTTTGCCTGAAACGATGCATTTTTACCGAGTACGTTAACATCTTCGTTACCGTATATCTCTCCACAACCTATATCACCCATACAGTCCCTGTCACCGAGAGAAACGGGGAGAGAGTATATCTGATCACCCGGAGAAGATGTGTAATAGTGGTAGCGGTCCCTTCTACCTCTCACCTCTTTTCCATATAGAGGTAAAGTTTCATTATTGTCACCCAAAAGAACTCCCATCTGCTGAACATGACCTGGTTTATATTGTTTTATGGGTGGTTTTCTGAATTCAGGTTCCCTGTGAACTTCATAGGGAATTCTAACTGGAACTGAGACTGGAACCTCTACAACTTCAGTAGGTTTAGACATGAGAAATCCTATCACTACTATCAACAGTACGATGATTACAAATGCGAGTGAATTTTTTGTTCGTTGCTTCATTTATATAAATGAGGAAATTTATCTCAACATAGTATAAGTCATGGACAAAAAGAAAAAAGGTGGACCTAAAATTTGGTCACGGCAACAAGAGAGAATTTTACAGAAATGGGGTGAAGCCGCGGCGTGCTATAGGTATATGCATAATCAAGCCTTTTTAACATTTAAGAAATCGAGTATGCGTTTTACTATACCAGTCATTGTTTTGTCCACAGTCACGGGTACTGCAAATTTTGCGCAAAGTTCCTTTCCACCATCAATGCGATCATCCGCACCGGCCCTCATAGGTTTTTTAAATTTAATTGCAGGTCTCATAGCCACTATTATGCAATTTCTCAAAATTAATGAATTAATGGAGGGTCACAGGGTTAGTTCCATACAATATGGTAAGTTGTCAAGAACTATACGTTTAGAACTCTCACTTCCCTTGGAGGAACGTAACCAAGACGGTAAAGCTGTCATAGAGGCTGCACGTGCGGAGTATGATCGTTTAATAGAACAATCCCCGTCGATACCATACGAGATTCTGATGTCATTCGATAAGGCCTTCCCATCTGGAAAGAAATACCCGTTCAACAGACCAGAGATTATGGAAGTTCATCCCATAAATACGTTTATATCCGAAGAGCAATTCATACAAGAATTGAATAAAGATTTTCGTTTAATTCGCGAAGACGTATACGCTGATGAGGAGGAAGTGGAAGTTGAGGTCGAAAGCGTTAGAGAATTTGACTCAGACGACGAGTCAAATAAGCAAGCATGATAAATAAAATTATATTAAAGATTATGAAACACATGAAATAAGGATATACCTTCTTCTTTAAAGGATCAACCACCTTTGTTCTGAGTGTATCATTTTCCAAAAAAATATCTAAAGCTTGTTCAGTAAGATCATCTGACATGGACGCTTTTGTTAAAATACTCCCACAAAAAAAAGAGAGACCACAGACGCTTCATCAGAAGGAAATCGACACGTTAGAAAGGTGTATAAAAGATGGTGAAAATGTATTCGTGTGTGGGTCATCTGGGTCTGGAAAAACTTTTATAGTGAACCAAGTTTTAGATAAAACAAATAGTTTGGAACTTCATAGCGATTTTTTTCAAAAAAAGCATTCGTATATCGACTTTTTAGGGGACACGAGTATATCTATAGTCATAGACGGCTATGATCAAAATACGTACGGACATAAACATTTAATAGATAAAATCTCTACGGAAAATTTTAGAATAACCAAGGGATCCGTCGTAGTTATATCTAATTCTATACATATCATTCCAAATTTCAAACTTTTGATCGTACCGAGAAGAAGTGCGGATGAGATTTCGTCTCTCGAAAGTAATAACGAGAGAGCTTACGTGGCTGCTGAGAAATGTTGTGGTAATATACGAAACTTTTATCATTATTTAGATTTTTCGGATTTAAAGGATGAATTTAAATCGTCCAAAGATATCATCATAGACATATTATGTAAACCCACAAAGTTTGATAATTCTCAAACTGTACACGAACACGGTCACGTTAGAGATGTTATCAACGGTAATTATCTAAATTCGGAGGGGTGTGATATGGTAAAAATATCTGAATCGTTATCATTAGCGGATGTATTAGACGTTGAGATGTATAAGGGTGAATGGCGAACGATGCCGTATTATATATGCGCTGGCATATCTGTTCCCAAGTATTACATGGGGAAACTGTTACACCCGGGTGACATAAAACCCGGTAGTACCTGGACGAAGTATGGTAATTATAAGATGAGATACCAGAAACTTAAAAATATTCGCGAAAGGAGTGGTAATCGATTAAGTGCGGAAGAGTTACAAGTGATTAAGTTGTACGCTATTAAAGGTGATTTCTCGAGAGCTTTATCTTATAATATCGAACCATCTGATTTTGACGTAATCAACCATCTTTCTCTTCATAATAAACTTAAATCAAACGATGTCATCAAACTTAAAAAGAAGATGCGAGCTATAACAAATGAGCTCTGACAGTGACACTGAGAAAGAAGAGTACGAGTGTGTTCGTGTGGTAGGTTCCGAAATTTATTACTATGGGGATATAGATCGTGAAAGTATCCTAGAATTTATTGAAACATATAAAAAATTGGAGATTGATCTCCTCAAAAAATCTATTGAACTTCCCGGATATTCTCCTATCATTCGTGTACATATATGTAGTGATGGTGGAGACGTGTTTGCGGGTATGAGTGCTATGGATACTCTCAAACAGTCTAGGGTAAAGATTGAAACCATCGCTGAAGGTACTTGTTGTAGTGCGGCAACGTTTATGTTACTCGGTGGATCTCGACGCCTTATGTGTAAACACGCACACGTCCTTATTCATCAGATATCTTCGGGTGGATTCTTTGGAAAGTATAGGGATCTCAAGGATGAGATGGGTACGTGTAAGAAACTCATGAAATCTCTCAAGAATTTGTATAAAACCGAGACTAAAATCCCTAAGAGCAAGTTCAAAGAACTCATGTCACGAGATGTATATCTGGATTCTAGTGAGTGTCTCACGTACGGGATCGTTCACGCGATTGCTTAACATCAACGCTACGCTTGAACATAAGTATTACACTGAAGATTATCACAATAATGCTCAATGTATTTAAATTGAACGGGATGTTCGTAATCGGAGGAGGCCTAAGTCGTTCCATTTTTTCGTAATTTACAACTTTTAAAGAAGACATCTAATTAAAGTTGAGAAATTATTTACCTCTATAATGGAACGCCTTATCAAACGAGACAAGCATAATCACGAGCGTTACGTCGATATCAGGGTTGAAGATTTGAAAAATGGAACTGCGGATATCGTGAAGATTTCTGGCATTGTGGGGAATGAAAAGTTTTCCGAGTCACGAACCAACGTCAAGACTGGATATGAAAAGGCTCTCAAGAGAGCCCAAACCATGTGGAATAATGAGCATACCAAATGCAACCAAGTGTTGCCAATGCTCGCAAACAAATGGGAAGATCGTGAGAAATACATCTCTGAGCCGTTTTACGTTCAACCCAAACTTGATGGTATTCGTTTACTCGTCTCTAAGGATGGGGGTATCTCAAGAACCGGAAAGATCATCCCGGGAACCGAGATTCTTGGTAAGGGACTTGAGGCTGGTCAATACGTTGATGGCGAAGCCTTTGACCCTAACCTCAACTTTGAGGAACTTACGAGCACTTTCAAGACTAATCCTCTGAAGCTCAAGTTCCACGTGTTCGATTTCTTTGATCTCAGGGCTGAAGCCCTCGCCAGAGATAAGATGACCTTCGAGCAACGCTGGGAGTATGTCAAGGATTCTATCTACAATCCTCATTACGAATATGTCAAAACGACACTCGTAAAATCCAAGAAGGATCTTCCTCTCATACATCAGAAGCACATTGAAGAAGGGCACGAAGGCACCATGATCCGTGACCGCTTCAGTGTCTATGAGGTTGGTCAACGAAGCAACTACCTCCTCAAGCACAAGGATTTCCAGACCGAGGAATATGAAATCGTGGGTGCAAACGAGGGAACAGGTAGAGAGAAGGGTACGGTGATATGGGTTTGTAAAACTCAAAGTGGCCGTGAGTTCACTGTCAGACCCGAGGGTACATTGGAAACAAGAAAAAATTATTTTAAAAACAAAAATAATTTTTTAGGAAAATTACTAACGGTAAAATTTCAAAACTTAACGAGTTTAGGAATTCCAAGATTTCCAGTTGGAATTGTAATTAGAGATTATGAGTAATATAATAATACGAATATGAATATAAGTCGTGTAGCTATTGATATAGATGAAGTCCTCACCCATTTCGTGAAACCCTTGGCGAAATTCCACAATGTTAAAATGCCTGAAGCTAAGAAATACAGCTATGTGTATCGACACATGTTTGACGTGTCACATAATGAATCCGTTAGGATGGTAGAAAGTTTTTATGATTCCGAAGAGTTTGATATGCTACAACCTATTTATGGCTCACAACCTATACTACGTCTGTTGCGACCTAGAGTTGATAAGATGTACGTATTGACCGGTAGACAAAATTGTGTCCGTGATAAGACGGAAGAATGGATTAATTTCCATTTTCCCGGAATTTTTGACGATGTTATATTAACAAATAGTTACACGAGATTTGAGGTACAGAAATATGATATTTGTAATAGCCTAAACATAGGTATGCTCATAGATGATAACGATCTCAATTGTGCGATTTGTAAAAATTGGGGAATGGATGTCATGCATTTTGCGGGATATGACGGTAAAGTGTATCCATGGTGTGAAAAGGGGGATCATAGCGTCTTAAACTGGACTGAATTATATAACTTTTTCCCGAGATACAAATATGTGGATATAGAAGAAGCCTAAGTCGTACACCACGACTTTTATTTATAAGATGAACTCTCTACACGACACTTTTAAAAACGGCGTTTCTATAATGAGCCTCGTGTGGGGAGTTGGTAAAATTCAAGAATTTGTCATGCGTAATCAATATTAAAGATACGAAACGTTATAGAATAAATGCTAACCGTTATATGTTCCCAAGTACCTGGTCGTGTATTCGAGACTCCCACGGAGCAGGCTAGGGTTCGATTGAAACACCCGAAAAGGGGTCCATACGCGGCTAACAAAACGGATGATAAGAAGAAATTGCGTGATGAGATTTCACGAAACAGGGTCCTGCGCATGAAAATTGCGACACTCACTCGATGGAATCAGCGATCTCTGGAGTCTGCACTTTCTGATACGAAGCAGATCATCGAACTTTTAGAAAATTACGATGTTGACCTAAGTGATGAATAAATATTACTAATACATACAAATATGTTTGCCCTCCGAACTCCCCTTCCCATTATCCACGTGCCTACTACATACAAGAGACGTAAGGTTTCTCGTGTATGTAAGAGTTATCTCACAATTGATGAACAAAACACAAAGTCGTTAAGTGAGAGTGACTCCGATGATTTACTTCATATCATAACTTTTCACAAACCCAACGAAGAAGAAGGTGTTTATGCACTCCGTAAGTTGAACAGCGAGGGTTTACCCGAAAATTTTATCGTTGCGTGGAGGAACTTTGATGATGTTTTTAGGTACAAAGTGCTTCTCGATGCCGAAATGCAACGCTCATCGTATATTCAATTTGCCTCACAATATGAACTTGACTACATGTGTGAAACTGGTAACTATACATGTCGCATCGTAGATGATGGAATTCTCGTGACACCACCCACCGAGACGATGAAAACTACCGATTGGGAACGTCGTTCAGCTTTACTCAACGGTAGATGGTCTGTGAGAGAAAAGGATGATACACCCCCGGAGTGGCCTTAAAGTAAACGGAACCTAAGTCAAGATTATTTAATAAAAAGATAAGATGATTATTACACCGAGAATCGCGAATCGCGTAAACGTTTTACGTAGACATATGTCCGCGTTAGCTCTCGACGAAAAACTGTTATTCCCAAGATTGGTCAGATGTGTAGAAGTTTCACCCACGACGAGTTGGGGATATTCTATACAAATTGATGTCAGTCACGATGAGAAGATCATTAACATCGAGACGGATTCTATGTCTCACGACGAAAAACGAGTTATTTTCCTTCAACATAAGAAAATGTTACGTGAAGAGTATCCTAATTATATCATTACCGAAAAACACGCTTAAATAAATATTACACCACCGTAGTCGGCCGTTAAAGCGGTAAACTTAATTTTAATATCATCTAACTGTTTTATTATAAACTTAGCGTACTCTTTCGTCAAATCCAAATCTAATTGGGGTGGAACGATTATGAAATCCTTAACTTTACGACCCAAAAACGTAAATGTTCTTTTTGGAGATACGATTGTTGTCGCAGAAATACGCAAGTTTAGATTTTTTGAACTCGTTCTTCGTTCCGTGCGAATATGATTCGCCACACTTTTCGACTTTTTAATCACGATAGAACCCATTTCTCCGAGTTTATTTTTACCCGGAACCATGGAGTACACTCTAACTCTGTGCATACCTCTTCCCAAAAGATTTTTATGATCTTTGTACCTATTCATAATTTTTACGGTCATAGATCTATTGTTTTTATGCTTGACCAATAATTTTGCTGAAGCGACTGTCAGCTCATTGAACGTGTTGGTATTATATAAATTATCAATTTCCTTATCGTTCATATAATATATCCAAAGATAATATATTATATGAACATCCACATCGACAGGATAACGCGGTACATTCAAAAGGATATGTTTTTACCTTTCTATTGTTACGTGTCTAAGAAGGAGATACTGTCTCCATACAATTATTGTAATTGTGTGATTGATTGTAAATATCTTCAGGCTCATCGTGTATCAAAACCGATTCAAGACTATTTACCGGCGAAAGTCCGCAAATTATATGAGAAGTAGGTTTCTGTATTTTAACACATGAGTGTTCTTTCATGGTGGCAACGGACGTAAAAGATCTAAAACATTTGTTACATCTCACAGTCCCATAACCGTTATCTAATCTTTCGTTAAGCTGTTCTGTCGTATGATATCCCATGTGCGTTATTAGTTCGTTCATAGTTGGAAACACTGTACCACATATATCACACGAGCATTCGAATATTTGATTATAATTGAATACGTTTGGTACCCAGCTTCTGAAAAGTTTCAGTGGAAAGCACATTATAGTTTAGCTATATTTATTTTATTTACTATAATATATGAATATCGTAAGAGAAATTATCGTTTTGGTGTTTGTGACCACCGTTTTTTCTATTCTTTATTTGATACTTAACACGAGTAACCCAGACGATTTTGGTTTTAAATCGTGGATAGATCCTATGTATTTCGCTACGACAACAATGTCATCTGTGGGATACGGTGACTATAGCCCTAGAACTGTCAGGGCTAAGATTGCAGTCATGTTCCAGCAGTTCTTCATCATGACCGAGATTTTATCTATCCTCTCTGGCTCGGGGTCTATGGCTCAAAATGTTGCATCGAATATTGCAAAAGTTATACCTGCACCTATCTAAAAAAATCTCAGACTAACATAGATGACGGTAATACTTATATTAATTTTAATAAGTGTATTTTTTGTATTACTGTTTAGGTTAAAAAAGAAGAAGGAGTTGTCGTATAAATGTTTTCTTCTCACTTTACCTAAATCGGGTGATAGACAAAAAGTATTTTTTAATCATCACGACCCAACAGTGGAAATTGAGACTATTTACGGCATAGACACGAAACGTATTTCGAATGCGGAAAAATTTAAACATATCATCAAACCCGAATATTATAAAGAAGCCATCCGGTTAAAATATGATCGTCGCGGGGGGAGGCCTGATATTACGTATTTTAATTTGGGAGCCATAGGCTGTTATATGGGTCATATGGAGTTTTATAGAAGATGTTTTGAACAGAATTTAAAATACGCTTTGATATTTGAAGATAACGTGATAGTGAAAGATCACCAATTATACGACCAAATTCAAAGTGTCATAGATGTTATGGGCGACGATTTTGAGATGTGTTTCTTCCATTGTTTATCCAGATATCCAGATAAGCGTGAAAATGGATTAGAGCGTGTAAAGTGGATATCCAGTACTAAATGTTATTTGGTTCACGTTGAAAATATGAACCAGTACTATAAGTATTTTTTCCCCGTCGATAATCACATAGACATGAAACATGAGGATATTATAGCCGAGGGTGCGCGCGTCTATTATAAAGACATGCGTAAATATATGAGAATAGATAGGGGTAAGGGTAGTACGATAGGTCATAGTGATTGGGGTAAAAAGGAGTATTTTTCACGCCAATATCCGAATGTAAAAACTAACGTATTGGTTAGGGGGTATTAAACTGATTCTAATCTGGTGAGTTCTCTTTCATTACTAATACTTTTTCGTTTGTCTTTCACATTCGAAAAAGCGTTCAGCCATCGAGATACAGCTCGTTTTGACGCGATAATAGAATTTGTTTCATCGCTCACAACGATACTGAGTCCATTGCATACATCGGGTTTGTTTTCTTTGTCAGGAAATTGAATCATAAAAGCTTGAATAGAAATTGAGGGTATATCTGGAGCTTCGTCTAATAATCGATCATAATCTTCACGACATTTCATGATGAAATCTACCATATTTGCCCTATGTTTTACATCTAGCGATAGCTCCATATCTATGTTCCTATAGAACTTCGACCATTGTATGCACATAGCGGAATGCCCTTCCGACAAACTTAAACTCTGACTAAATTTTGATATACTCGAAAGTATACCCGCTAGTACGTTAAGGCACGCAAATCCGTACTGGATTATAATTATACGTGTCTTAGTTTCACTACTTACCCCGTCGTTACCACTTGGGTTTAGAACGGCAAAACCACCCACACCTGTGATGGAGGCTATTATGATTGATGGGTAAGCTAACCAGTCATTCTGACGCTTATAAAAAATTCGAGAATGATTATGAAGCCACCGATATCCCGCCGCTTTTTCAGCCCAACGTATTAACAACTTCTCCTGTTTGTCACACCACGTACACTCTTGGTCTGTCATAAATAATATTTATAAAATAATAATAGATGACCGATAAAGAATCTGTGATTTTTACATACGGTCGTTTTAATCCACCTCATAGGGGTCATAAAAAAATGATAGAGGAGATTGTCGCAAAAGCGCGGAAGAATAAGAAAACGCCTGTGATAGTTGTATCTCATTCTACAAAGCCTCCGAATAAAAATCCCCTCAATCAAAACAACAAGATAAAAATTCTCAAGGGATGGTTTCCAAACGTTAAGGTATTAAAATCCGCACCAAACAAGAGTATCGCTAAGATCACAGAAGACTTTAATAATAACTCGCTCATGGTCGTAGGTGAGAATCGTAAAAACAGTTTCAACTTTTTACCATTCAGAAAAAATTCTATTCAAAGACCAAAAAACGCGGCTTCTGCAACACGAGTTCGTACCGCAGTTTCGTCGGGTAATGTCCGCACTTATAAAAATTTAACACGATATAATTCTAAAAATTCAAATATATTTTTTCAAAAAATTAAATCAGGATTAATAAAAAAAACTAAAACTAAAAAAAGTCCTAAATAAATTTATACGTGGATCGACACCACCATTCATTTCCTCCGAGTACTTCAAATAATAGATGTATGAGAACACCGCATATGAATATTATGGCAAGATTTGACAAGTATTTAAGTCTATCCCGGAGTACAAAGAATAAGGCTACGTTCATGGATCCTATGACGAGACATTCGGTGGCGATCGTAACAGGATTTCTCATATACTGATGAATAATATTTTTTTTCTAATTACAATACAAGACACCGATGCTGGTATTTTTCCTCATCATCGGTGGATTGATATACCTTGTCAGCGTGTATATCAAACAGAAACATGGTACGTTTGATGCCTTCATCGATGAAACTAAAAGGCAATTATCAGGCGAGGAGGATGAAGACGAAGAAAATGATTTCATGGAAGACCAAGATTCTCCACCCGACTCAACAAACCGTATAGCTCCCAG